ATTAAATTCTATCACAATAGTGGAGAAATACAATGAGTAAAATGCTCTTTGATATATTAACTGACACACTGCGCGATGAGCTTTCAAAGCAGCTATCGCCTGCAGCATTAACCGTATTTTGTTCGTTGGCACCAGATATCAATGCTATCTATAGAATTAGTAGCTTGAGGAATGATGTCACACCGCGTGATATAGCTATTATCAGACAATTGATGGACTTTGGTAAAAAGTTTGTTGGTGACTCTGTGTATAGTTTACACGAGGTTGAACGCAACAAAGCATGTTGGGAAGTCTTCAAACAGGCTAACCTCGAATGTGGTCAACAGAATGAAAATTTTGAGCATCTCGATAGAGATGTTATGATCACACTCGATTTAATCCAGAAAGATATTGAAAAAGCTTTTTGGAAACATGCTGAGTCTGAAAAATTCGAGTTTGCATGGGGAGGAAGTGATGAAAATTCACTTATTCCCATTGCGGGTTTTTCAAGCGGTCCTGGATCCTGTTGTGGGGTTAAGGGTGTCTCTGTTCTCGAGAAGTATCGTGAGAAATGGAGCGTTAGTTCTGAACTTGGTTTGAAATACTTACAAGTACTACGTAAGATATGGAAACCAATGCACGATTTGCCGAATTACGTGGCAAGTATGCGGTCAGTCATAAAAGCGACTTTTGTACTCAAAAGGTATGATATATCGCGGTTGATAGCTCCTCAGTTGAATGGTGATTTAATATTACAGTTTCCTGTTGAGAGTTGCTTAAGAGGTATGCTGAAGTTTATGCATATCGATCTAGCTACTCAACAAGATAAAAATCGTGCTCTCGCCCGCAAGGGGAGTATGCATGATAACTTGGATATTTATGATCACTCACTTAATAGAAGGAGACTTCGTCCATGCACAATTGACCTTTCTAGCGCATCTGATTTGATCGGAACAATGCTGATAAAGTATTGTTTTCCAGTTCCATTGTTTAACTACATGGAAATGTGTCGATCAAAGCAACTCAGTGCGTCGATGTTTAAGGGTGATAAAAAGCAGGTCGTCGATCTACATATGATGGCAACAATGGGAAATGCTTATTGTTTTCCAATGCAGACGATATTCTTTTGCGCCCTCGTAAGAGCGGTGTATTATCGTTTAGGCTTACCTCTAGAATTGAATGGAGCTCCTACATATGGAGTGTACGGTGACGATATTATCGTTGACGTTACAGCTTTTGATTATATAGTTAAGACTCTCAGATGTTTAAATATGCAACCGAATGAAAAGAAGTGTTTCAGTCATATGCTCTTTAGGGAGTCATGTGGCGGAGATTACTTTTCAGGTTACGATGTACGTCCTATTTATCTGGAAGATTTATATGACGATTGCCATCGTTATTCAGCTATCAATCGTTTAATTGATTGGAGCGCACGGCATTCTGTAAAATTGGATAATACTATCACTTTACTCCTAGGAGCTGTTAATAGTAAAATCCTTGTTCCGCTTAACAGCGGTCCACATGAAGGTCTACGTGTGCCCGAAGCAGCCATTAGATTTATGCCGAGTGATTGGCGTAGGTCTATAGTTAGTATTGCTTTGGTTGACAAATCCTTTTACTATAGATCGCAAGTGGTGTGTTCATACACACGCATTGCTCACGATCATGATTGCTATGAGGCATGGCCATCTGTTGAAAGACAGAGAACCATGATGAGTAGTTATCAATATAGTAGTCTAACTCCCACTGTAAATAAAAAATGTGTGAGTTTGACCACG